ACTTCAATATTGTAGCACTATTCATCAAGTTCTTTGACCATTCTGTAAGTTCTAACTGGAACTATAATCCAGAAAACTTTCCAAATAATGAGATTCCGATGAGCGAAATTATTGACGATTTGTTCTATTGTTACCGCTATGGACACAAAACTGCATATTATTGTAATACATATGATGGAAGGATTGAGGGGGAAGCTTTTGATGGGCCTAAAGAAAATCTTGACCAGTTAATTGAAAATATTCTAGAAGGAGATGAAATCTGTGACAGTTGCGCGATCTGAAATCAAAGGTATGACCGTATTAAATCTTAATAATGTTGACTTTACAGCTCAACCAATGTTCTTTGGTGCCCCACAGGGAATTCAAAGATATGACAAATTTAAATATCCAGATTTTGAGGGTTTAACCAAGAAACAAATTAGTTTCTTCTGGACTCCAGAATCAAAGGATTTACAAAAAGATAGGCTAGATTATCAAAAACTGCGACCGGAACAGAAACATATTTTTACTTCTAACCTCAGATATCAAACAATGTTAGATAGCGTTCAAGGTAGAGCACCCGGCCTAGCATTTAGGCCCTATTGCTCTCTACCTGAACTCGAATCTTGTATGCTCTGGTGGGAAGCCTTTGAGAATATTCACTCTAGGTCTTATACCCATATTATCAAAAATGTGTATCCGAATCCATCCGAGGTATTTGATACAATTATTACAGATGAAAATATTGTTCAACGGGCGTTAAGTGTAACTGAAGCCTATGATGATTTTATTCAATCTGCACAACAATATGGTTCTTCTAATCTTTGGAAGTTTAATAATGAGGGAGTAGATAGTGCTAAATCTGAACTGTACGAACTTAAGAGAAAACTTTATCGTGCAGTGATGAATGTAAATATTTTAGAGGGTATTCGTTTCTATGTTTCATTCGCTTGTAGTTTTGCCTTCGGTGAACTAAAAGTGATGGAGGGTTCGGCAAAAATTATTGAACTTATTGCCCGAGATGAGGGACTACATCTTGCTATCACTCAAAAGATTCTTAAAAAGTGGAAGCAAGGTGATGACCCCGATATGGCAAAGATTGCCGAAGAGGAAGAAGGATATTGTTATTATCTTTTTGATAAGGCAGTAAACGAAGAAAAAGTCTGGGCTGGTTATCTTTTTAAAGATGGTTCTATGATTGGTTTGAACGATAAGATTTTGTGGAGTTATGTTGAATGGAATGCAAATATTAGACAAAAGGCTATTGGCCTTAAGCCTCAATATGCTGATGCCCCCAAAAACAATCCTTTAACTTGGATGGAGGGCTGGCTCAATTCTAATGCCTTACAAGAAGCGCCAATGGAAACTGAAAAATCAAGCTATCTTATTGGTGCCATTAAACAAGATATAAATTCCAATACCTTTGCTAACTTTAAACTGTGAGAAATATGTTGCGCGAAAATTGGTTTGATGACCGATTGAAATAAAATAGTGGACACTTGAACATCTGTCACATTGGACACTCTGCTGTGCCCTAAATGATCTACCATTGAGTTTAAATGACAACCTTTGTTATGGAAAATGATTTTGACATCTTATCAATTGAAAAACTTGAAACGATTTGCAATCCATTCAAAACCTCTATATGGGGTACAAAATATCCAGTTTCTTATAAAGAGATTGAAAAAGCTATTAAGATCAATTATACATTCCCAACACCTTATTCTTCTTTCTTAGATCCCCCAATATGGCCAAAAAATAAACACATTGGGCGTATTGCATATTTAGTTTTAAATTCCGATCCAACCCCTATAGAAGTAGATTTGGGTATTCCTACTTTAGGATATTTTCCAGAATGGGTTGTTGTAGATGGGAACCATAGACTTGCTGCTGCAATTTTTAGGGAGATAAAACTATTAATGCAACATGTTCTGGTGAGGTTGATTTAATTAAAGAGCTAATTTATAAGATATAGAGTGAAAGCTAATTGGCGTGAAAACATAAATAATAAAAGAACACAACTATCCTGAAAAATATGTCCAAATATTATCTTACTGAAGCCTATGGCGAGCTTTATAGCACTCGCCTCACTGAGGCTAGCTTCTATGAGAATCTCCGCTTTGTAGATTTTCTTCAACAAGAAGAAATTGAAGAAGTTATGGAAGCTCTCATTTGGGAATTTATGGACTATGGTGATACTCTGAATGAGGCGGTAGATACTCTTGGGGCTGTTTTTGAGAACGATGAAGTTCTTGCTGAATCTCTTGATATTCTGGCCGAACAGACTGCTGCTGGTGCTGCCCGAATGGCTCAACGCAAGTCTACTCGCGAAAGGCAAGCTGCAGATTCGGCTAAAACGAATGTAGAAAAGGAATCAAATGTTCGTAGTTTTGCTGATAGAGATGCTCGCGCCCGCAGAGCTGCCAGATCAGCAGCAGTTCGTGGGGCTCTTTCCGGTGCAAAGAGATCAGTTGAAGGTGCTCTTTCTGGTGTTCACAAGCAAATTCGTGATAAGAAGGCTCAACTAAAGAAAGGCTTTTCAGATACCAGTGAAAAGGCAAAGGCGGCTTTATCACGAGTTGCCCGTGGTGGTAGACGAGTAATGAATGCTGTTAGAGGTAGTGTTCAGGGTGCAAAAATTGGGGCTCAAGTTGGATATAACTATCCACTAAAAACATCCGCCGAAAGGTCTCCCGCCAGAGAAAGAACTCAACAAAGGAGAGATGTCGCAAAGGCTACTGCTAGTGATACATTCTCTAGACCAAAGGCAAAGCCAGTTGTTGTAGGCTCCTATCCCGGCAGATCAAAAGACAAGCCGGTTGTTGTAGGAACTTATCCAGGTAGAAAAGCTGAACCATCTCCAAAGGCACCCGTCAAATCAAGATCCATGGTAAGTGCAAAATCTAGAGCCCGTATGGATAAAAACAAGGAAGCATACGAAAAGGCAAAACAAAAACTTAATGCCTCTGTAGATTATGATCTTCTTACCCAATATATGATTGAAGATCTTATTGATGAGGGCTATGCCGAGACTGAAGCCCAGGCTATTACCATTCTGGAAGATATGTCTGAAGAAAATCTAAATGAGTTTGCCGCCCAATATATTCAGGACTGACAATTATTAAACTGTCACAACAAAACACTCTAGTTCACCAACTGTGCTAGAGTGTTTTTTTATTGAAGAATTGTGCTCATTCCTGGTGAAGCTCCGTCGCAACTTAAACCCGAAATCTTTGAAAATGCAATTTCGGTTGCAATGGCATCTAATGATCCTAAAAGAATGTCTGCCATTCTTCTGGATAAAAGAAATCGTATAATAACAACCGGTGTAAACTCTTATGAGACTACACATACTCAACAGTTTTATGCAGCAATAAATGCATCTAAAAAGTTTAAAAAACCAGATCTTTGCAATAAGTTATATTTGCATTGTGAACTTAACTGTTTATTAAAAGCCCGAAAACCCGGCCACAAACTGGTAATTTGCAGACTCGGTGGCCACGGCGGCAAAGAATTGAGAAACAGTTTTTGCTGCCCTATTTGTCATCTTTATATAACTACTAATTGTCCAACAATCAAGGAAATTCATTGGAGCACTAATGAACAGTTATTTAAATATATTAAACTTCAAAGCTGACTTTCGGCAATCAAAACTTTACTGTAAATATTATCTATTTCTGATGTGAAGAACTTACCTTCAACATTAGTATTATAGTAATCATCGCGCATAATAACATCTCTTTTGAATTGCTCAAGAGTCTCAAAATAAGACATTGACTTCTTATGTGGGCATAGATAAAGAATTGTTCTTTTGAACATTTCGTCTCCCAATTCTTTATGATCTTTAATCAACTCATCACATGAGCCGAAATAATTCTTCCAGTTTCCTTCTTTAGTCTTACGTCTTCCAGTTTTAGGATCCTTTCTTCTTTCCCAGAAATGCTTCTTGCCGATGTATTTTTTATTGTTTGTCAGATTTTCAATAATATAGACAAATCCTTCCATACATTCTGGAACATTTTCTAATATCTCGCCGTTATAGTACCACATATAAATTAAAATAATATTTATGGTGCTGGTGGACGCTTATAAAACCGTCCTATTGACATTCCCGTAAAACTGTGCTATAGTCCTTTCAGGACATTAAACGGTCCTAAATACTATTTCATAATGATTTAGTGAAACTAGAGCCAGGGATCGCTGCTCTTTAGAACAGGGGCGTTGCGACGGCGATCAAGCCTGGATGTTGTTTTTAACCAATCCAATGCTTTTTTCCAAAACTATTTCAATTCTTTTTGCCGGTGCTTTACTATTCTCACCAGTACAAGCCAGGGCAATTTCTTCAATCAATTATTCAACCTATACGGAATCACCAGATTCTACTATTGAATTTGATAAATGGTTGCTAAGAAAAAATTTTTCTATTGCAGCAAGCATAGGTGAAGCTAGCTGGTATGGACCAGGATTCTATGGAAGACCTACCGCAAGTGGCGAAATCTATAGGCCGGGTACTTTTACAGTTGCGCACCGAACACTACCGATGGGAACCCGAGTACGAATCACTAATCTTAATAATGGCCGTAGTGCTATTGCAAGAGTGAATGATCGTGGACCTTATGTTGGTGGTCGCATTGTTGACTTGGGTGAAGGTATTGCAAACCATCTCGGAGTAAAATCCAGTGGAGTTGCAGATGTCCGACTTCAAGTTTTAGACTGATTTAATTAATTGACTTAGTTATGTATGGGCTCTCATAAAGAGAGCCCTTTGACCTTTTTCTCTTCATTATCATGTACCTAACTAACAGTATCACTAAAACTAAAGAAGAGTTTATTCCAATAACTCCTGGTAAAGTATTAATTTATTGCTGCGGTGTTACTGTTTATGATCTGTGTCATTTAGGACATGCACGTAGCTATATTGTGTGGGATGTTCTAAGGAGACATCTAATGTGGCAAGGATATGTTGTTAAGTTCGTTCAGAATTTTACTGATATTGACGATAAAATTATAGCAAGAGCTAAATTAGAAGGAACCTCTATAGAAGCAGTTAGTGAACGTAATATTCAGGCTTTCGAAGAAGATATGAAGACCTTGAACATACTTCCTGCCGATAAAATGCCAAGAGTGACGAATAGCCTCGGTGCAATTCGCAATATGATTCAAGTTCTCACAGATAAAGGTGCTGCATATTCTATAGATGGAGATGTTTATTTTTCAGTTATGAAATATGCTGAATATGGTAAACTGAGTGGTCGCAAGTTAGAACAACAGCGCAGCCAAGAAGACACAAAAAAACATCATCCGTTTGATTTTGCTCTTTGGAAAGGTGTAAATTCTGATGAGCCTAGTTTTGATTCTCCTTGGGGGCCGGGAAGACCGGGCTGGCATATTGAATGCTCCGCAATGATTCGTCAAGAACTTGGTGAAACTATTGACATTCATTTGGGTGGATCGGATTTAATCTTTCCACATCACGAAAATGAAATAGCACAATCTGAAATTGCTAACGGTAAGGAATTAGCCCATTATTGGCTACACAATGGTTTCGTTACCGTTGGCGAGGAAAAGATGGCTAAATCTCTAGGAAATTTCACCACGATCAGAAATCTAATTGAATTTGGCATTAGTCCTATGGCCATTAGGTTATTTGTATTGCAAGCCCACTACAGAAAACCGATAGATTTTAATATGGAAGCAATGAAATCTGCAGTCAACGGGTGGAAGATTTTAAATACTGCGCTATCATTTGGAATTAACCGTGAAGTCACTGAATCTCTAAGCCTTAGCACAGACTTAGAGCACATTAGAAATAGGTTCATTTCGGCTCTCAATGATGATCTCAATACTTCAGTTGCCGTTGGAGAATTATTTCAATTGGCTCGTTTAATAAGAACTAATAGCTGTGATGATAGCTGGAAACTCTTACAAGAGTTGTCAGGGGTGTTGGGGTTTGTTTATGAGGTTTCTTCCGGTGAAAAGGAGAAAAGTGAAGAGATTCGCTCATTGATTGAAGAGCGCAATATCGCTAGAGCTAATCGTGATTATGCAAAAGCTGATAATATTCGCGAACTCTTGAGAAACAAAGGTATAGAAGTTAATGATTTAAATAGTTATGATTAATTGTCTTAGTTATGTATGGGCTACTCTTTATGAGAGCCCTTTGACCTTTTTATTGCACCTGAACAATTATGCGATATGATGACCGACAAATTGAATTGATACGAGACTTGTGGAGAGAGTGCTCTAAACGAGATCCTCGCAACCGCTTTTCGGGTGAACTTGTTGACGAGTATGGTAATAAGAATTCTTATTACTTTGAACAATTTGAGAAAGATTTAGAATATATTAATTCCTTGGATTCTTATCAATTCTTAGAATGGTTAGAAAAAGCCGATCCATTAACTATTGATAATTACATGAACTATGTTGAACGTAAAAATCTAGAAAAGAATCATAATTGGTTCAAAAGATTTCTTAATTTTATTGGAGCCTTCGGTAAACATATAAATAAATAGTTATAACTATTCGGTGCATAATTATGACCAAAGGAAAGAGGCCACAAGACTTTGGCTTTAAGCGGGGAGATACTCATATAATCGTTAATGATGTCACCGAAACCGCAAAAGCATACGATTTTAATGGTAGACTCTTATGGGAAATACCAGCTCTTGCACGAGGTCAAGGAAGCGATTATGTGTTTTCCGATTATGGTAGTGACACCGTTCCCGGTCTTTATCGTCTAGGAGAACTCTATAATGACTATGCTAAGTATGGCCCCAATCCATTTTTTGATCGCACGCTAATGGCCTATGGATGGCTATCATTTGATATGGTAGAATTGGAAGGCCAGGAAGCGAAATATGGTAGAGCTGGTCTTATGATTCATGGCGGAGGGTCGAGTAATGGATGGCCGGCATCGTGGGCACCTAAACAGAGGTTGGTTCAGACTTTAGGTTGTGTGAGACTTTATAACATTGATCTACGGGATAAACTACTTCCTCTTTATAAGAAGGGCACAGTTTTTGTTACCGTTTATCAGGAGCCAGGTTCTTATTGAGTTTGGACACTTGAACAACTGGCACTCGTTCTTACCGTTTGGCTGAGTTTGTGTTATTCTTAATGAGTTGGGAGTTGTTACCCAATAGGGCTCCATGTCCCTCCATGATTTACCATAAGCGGGGGCCTAACTAGCCCCTTTTTTGTGGACACTTGAACAACTGGTACACGCTTTTACCGTTTAGGTGGTTTTGTGTTATTCTTAAAGGGTCAAGCAAAGGGGGTCTAAATAGACAGACAATCCGATTTGTTTCGGGTTTTATTATGGGTCCCGTCCCAGCACCGTGCTTCTAACGCGGTCCCTTAAACGCTGGAAGGAGGGTACGATGTTCAATTCATCCGGGACCCGTTTTTAACTTTGTAAAGTTTAATAGTTCAGTTGTATAAATAACAATAAGTTATTTTACCTGAACTAATGGAATATTCTACTTTAAAAGAATTTATTGACCAAAAATTATCAATAAGGCAAATATCAAAATTAACAAATAAAAGCTATACCACAATTAGATATTGGTTAAAACAACACAATCTAAAGACTCACTATAAATCTTTTAAAGAAGGGGTTTATGTCAATGGCAATAAACACACAATAAAAAGAGATAATGGTAACCCAATACAAAAATGTAATTCCTGTGATATAGATTTAAATGTTGAAACTGGTTATTGGAGAAAAGGAAGACGAGTATGGGCACCCAACTGTAAAAAATGTTCTAATAAAAAATCTATAGAAAGGTGGAGAAATTCTAAAAAGAAAGCTGTAGAGTATAAAGGTGGAAAATGCGAAAGATGCGATTATAATAAATGTGTTGATGCTCTAGAATTCCATCATATAAACCCAAAGGAAAAGGATAAAAACTTTGGAAACATAAAGCATAAGAGTTGGGAAAATCAAAAACGTGAACTGGATAAATGTATTTGTGTATGTTCTAATTGTCATAGAGAAATTCACGCAGAACTTAGACTTAAATCTTCTATGCTACTTTCACAGTAGTCTGCTACCACTTGACAAAAGCACCCAACCCTTAAACTGGCACACAACCCACCCACAACCCCAGTCTTGGTGTATGATACATAGGCAATGAAAGGAAATAGGCCCCCTGGGCTCTATACCGGGAAAGTAGAAAAGGTAGGTTCGCCTACCCAAAAACTTCCTTTCATCCGCTCGGTCGTCAGAACTGATGTTCGGAGTCGCCTTATAAGCGATTTGCCCTGGACTGGGGCCTTAGGCTGGGTTTGATCCCCAGGGCGACTATTGATAATCGCTGGGCACATAGCCCAGAAAGATGTCAAACCGAGAAGTATGAAAGAGAACTTCTGGGTCCGGTATAGTAAGACAGTCCCAAATGTCTTACTTTTCAATGCCCTTGCCATTGGTATGGTAAGATAGGATTCAACTTAATAAAGTAGTGTTGGATAGGTGTGTTGAATCCACACCGATAAGAACCTCCCTCATAAGGCGATCTTCCTGAACGAAACATTAAGTCTATCAATAGTGAGTTCAAATCTCTCCGAGGGCAAATTTTACCTTCATTATAAAATAAGAAAATGGCAACCATTGAACAAATTAAAGAACTTCGGCAAAAGACTGGAGCCGGAATGATGCTCTGTAAAGAGGCCCTAGCCGCCAATTCGGACGATGAATCTAGGGCAATTATTTGGCTCAGACAGAAAGGAATTTCAATTGCAGATGGCAATTCTGGTAGACAAACAACTGAAGGAACTATTGGCTCTTACATTCACACGGGCGGTAAAGTTGGTGTTTTGATTGAAGTTCTTTGTGAAACAGATTTTGTTGCTCGTTCAGAAGAGTTTCTAGAGCTTGTTCGCAATTTGGGAATGCAGGTTGCAGCATATCCTGCAGTTTCTTATGTTTCGGTTGATGACATTCCTAGTGAAATTTCAGAGAAAGAAGCTCAAATTGAAATGGGTAAAAATGACCTTGCAGCCAAACCCGATGCAATTAAGACTAAAATTGTTGAAGGTAGAGTTGCAAAACGCCTGAAAGAGATGTGTCTAATGAGTCAGGTTTTTGTTAAAGACAATACTCTAACTGTTGAAGAATATGTAAAGAGTGTTGCGGGAACTCTTAAGGAAAATATTAGAGTTTCTAAATTTGTTCGGTTTACTCTATGATGTTTGAGATAATTGCAATTACCACCTGAACCAATGAAATATACAGTACATCCAAGCAATTTAGTAAATTCAACTAGTTTTGAACGTTGGTTTGATGTGAGTAAAAATTCGAATGATACATGCTGTCTACCGGAAGACCAAGCCGGAGAGATTGCTACGCTTTTTGATTATTTTACACTATCGCCCAATAGTTTATATTATGATGACAAAACTCAAAAAGTATATCCGATAGAATCAAAATCCCGTTTATTTTCATCTATTAATGATGTAAAAGAAACACTTCCCCGGTATAGGAAAAAATATGACAAGCTCGTACTATATTCCATTCAATTGCAAACTGGACCCGATTCTACAATGAATCAATCTTATAAAGTAAGATTTGCAGTATTTCCCGAAGAATCCGCCGACCACTCACCGGAACGTGGAATGACCATGCAAACAAATGTGAAGACGCAATGGGACAGGAAAAATTAGTAAATTCAACCAGCTTTGAACGCTGGTTTGATGTGAGTAAAAACTAGAGTGTCTTTACAATGAAAATTAAAGTTCTTGAATGTCCATTATGGATTCAAAATGACGACAATCTTCAATATTCCCTTGATGAAATTGAACCATTATTTAATAGAAATGGTCACTATCTAATCAATAATAAAAATGTAATCATAGAGTATAACGGTAAAGCCTGGCAAGCAAAAGATCATAAAAGTCAGGTGAAAGCCTTTTACTGGGAACTTGAAGATGCTGAACATGGCGGAATCAATATTCTCTCAAAAAACGAAAGTGATGCAATTTATACTCTTATGAAAGTTGGACTTGCAACCAAAGAACAGGAATATCTCTATAGAAAAGATTACTCCAACCGAAAACGTAAACTTGAAAATTTACAATGGCAAGACACATGAGAAACTGGCACACACTTTTACCGCTGTGTCAGTTTTGTTGTATGCTGTATGAAGAATAATGTGGGGGTTAGAGGAATGAAAATAGAAAAACCATCTTGGGATACCGCTCCAGATTGGGCGAATGGGTTAGGGTATGTGATTTCCGAAGACGATCCCGAATTTTACGAATGCGTCTATGGTGAAGAAGTAGCTAAACGAATGAACAAAAAATGGTGTTGGTTTTCAAAGCCAATTATTAAAAGTGGTCTATATGATTTTGAGCTTAGGCCCGAGGATGATTCTGAAAAAATGTATTTAGTTTGGATATTTTCAGGTCTTAACCCAGGAAAAGATAAAGTTGGCATTCTTATTTTCGTTAAATCAGCTCTTAGTAAAAATAAAATTAAAACATATCACGAACTTTTAGGACCAACGATAAGCGAGGTATTCGTTTACACTTTACCTGAATACTCGGCATTAGGGAAAACCGCGCCGGAATATAGCTGGCATATAGAAATTCAAGAAGAAAAATATGAAGAATGTGTTAACCGCCTTGTTAAAGTGTATAAAAAATACGAGAAGGAATATGCCATCCTTTCTTTAAAAATTTCTAATCCAAATTTTGAAAAAAAGGCACCTCCATGGATAGTTAAGAAATCTCGCGAAGATTTTAATAATGTTAGCCGCAATATTGAACTTGTAAGGGGTAAATTGGTAAAAATTGGATTATTAAAAAATGTAAGTGAAATTTAACGTCTAACAAACACGATAATAGCAAGACACATGAGAAACTGGCACACACTTTTACCGCTGTGCCAGTTTTGTTGTATGATAGTGTAGCCTTAATAAAAACCAATGTTTGAACCAATTATTTTTGAAGAAACCGTATATTTTGTAAAGTTTGACTGCGGTTATTATGCTGCAAAACAGCCACATTATGACTGGAGCTTTACAGATAATCCTTCTCTGGCGCAAAAATATAAAACCATAAAAAATGCAAAAGAGCGGGGAGAACATGGAACCCAGTTGATTAGTAAACCACTACAATCTTACGTTATTGAAAGATTCACGCTGAAAACATTGCTTGTGTTTGAAGGTTCTGCCCTAGATGTGGATTTGCAAGGTTCTGAAAGTTCTCTATCCAACTTTGGCCCCGATGAAATGCCTTTGGGATAGTTATATCCCACAACACCCAATACTTAACAAACAAAACAAATGGATCAGCAAACGTACAGAACCACATTAGAAGTCAATGTTATACACACGAAGGATGATTTCGGCTACACTTTAAGTGCGGATGAATATGGAACAGTTACAATCACTCATATGGAAGGCATGGAGGCAATGACCGGTACAACAAATCACAATCATATTCCTAAAGATGGAATTCAACACATTATTGATGCCCTGGTGAAATTTCAATGATCAACCGAGAATCTTTTGTTTACTACTATATGAAAAAGAGTGGAGGTCGGTATGACCCCAATATTCTTATTGATATTATGAAAGCATTTGAAGAATGGATGCCCGGAGAACGAGAACCTTTTTCGGAACATGATAAAGGATGGAATGCCTATCGTAATGAACTCGTGGAGAAACTCAAATGAATCACTTTATACAGAGGATTCCGAATTTTATAGATTCTAGGGGTATCACTCCCGTAGATTTTTATTTCAACACTGTGGAAGAACTTGAGCGCCATCCATACATTCAAGGATGGTTAAAGAAATCTTCATCTTATCTTTGTAATAGTGATGAATTTCTGATGGTAGCAGAGAATGAAGGTTTTACCGCTTGGGCTATTGGTTGGATTGCAAATCCTGATGAGTTAGACATTCCGATTCACGAAGAGAAAACTATTTTACAATATTCTGATGGAACAATTGAAATCAGCACAGAAAATAGTGAAAATTCGGTGGTGAGCTGGTGTGGAGGTAGAGCGACCCTAAAAGATGGAACAATTTGCAAATATTTAAAATATGAGGATTGGAAAAAGCTGGAGGAAACATAAATGAACACAACTGAAGAACAACTACTTGAGGATTTTAACAGAGAAATATACGATGAAAATGGCGCCGGCCCGGTTACATTAGAATTTCTTATTCAACATCTTCGTTATACTAGAAAACAAAACTTTGAAGAAGGACCCAAATATAGAGAGGGATACAAAGACGGATACGATAATGGGTATAAAATGGGAATAACAAGAGCTGAAGAAGATACGATTATGTTTCAAGATCTTCGCAAAATGACTATTCAGCAATTAGCTAATCTTATTTACGGAGAACCAAATGAAATTTGATTATTATCTCGAAACGGGTGTACATGATTTGTACCCATGGTATCACTTTAAATTTTCTTTAACCGTGGATGAGGTTAGACGATTTCAACATATGTATGGAAGGAGTAACTTAAATTGGGTTCCAGATACATATTCAGCTTTATGTACGATACATGATGCACTTATTGAAGAGAAAGTGGATTTGGGGATCAATTACAAGCAAAAATATGAAGAAATCGAAGAGCTTCTAAGACCTTATAAAATTGCAGATGTTATGACTCCTTTAACCACACTCAAAATGATTTTAAAGTACGGGAAGCCGGATGAGATATAATGACTAATATTTTACTATTAGAAGGTCCCGATGGTAATAGGTACAAAGGCACGCAAATTTCGGATGATACGTGGCACGTTAAACAATACCTTAACAAGATACCATCTGAATGGTGGAAAGGTCAGTATCATGGTCAGTTTTATATGGATAGAACATATACAAATGCAAAAATCAGAGAAACTTTTTCTATTTTAGCGGCTTCCGAAATATATCTTGAACCTAGACCTGAAGTTGTCATTCATTGGGTTGAAGTCACTTGAACAACTGCCCGCTCACTGCAATTAAAACTTGAAGGAAATTTAAATGAAATACACAAACGTTGAAGAGTTTGTAAAAAACTTTGTAGATAATGGACACGAAGAAAGTCTATGGGAAATGGTTGATGATTATATAAGATGGAAGAATACTGGTTCCATTGGAGACTGTTTGTTAAGAACGAATGGACAGACTTTTTGCTCTTATCTAAAAATTCCCATATGGTATCATGTTGACTTTATGGAAAAGATTGTTATGAGCATTTACGAACACTTTGCACTTAAGTATAGGGAGATGAAAAATGATTGAAACTCTTTACCACCAACAGAGTAACCTAAAATGTTGGTGTAATAATTGTTGCAAGGAGGCTACCGGTTATCATCATTTGTTTCATATGGTTCTGTGTCCTGACTGTAAAAATAAAAGATGCCCAAAAGCCTCGAATCATGCGTTAGAATGTTCTGGAAGTAATGCTCCTGGACAAGACGGGAGCATTTATTAAATGAAAATGCTCTTATTTTGGGGTATCTATGCTATTACACTCGTAACACTCTTGTTTTTTCTTTCCTATAATGCTAAAGTGAAATGTGAGAAGTCTGGGGGTTTTTTGGTTGGTGAAACTATAGGAAAATCGTATAGACTTGAGTGTGTGAAATGACTGAAGAACAGGAAGACAAAATCACCCACAAAGACCTATGTGAGATGATGATTGAGTTATGGGAAAATGAAATTCGTTTGGTTCAATCTGGTTTGGGATTTTCAATTACTCATCATAAGCAAACAGTAAATTACTACAAACAAATTCTAAAGAAACTGAAATGACTAAAGAACAAATTCAAAGTTTAAGAGAACTTATTCAAGTATTGCAAGAACTCCGAAAACTCTTTCCCAGAGCATCTCAACCGGAACCCTGGGAAAGAGATTTACCATATTTTGTGGGAAATTAAATGAAAATGCTCCTATTTTGGCTAGTTGTTTTGGGGATAAGTTTTATAGTACCCACAAATGTTGCCACTGGTTTTATGTTAGGATCCATCTTTGGAATGATTTTGGTATTATTATGACTGAAGAAAAAACACTGGTAGCCAGAGTTAGATAGCGTGTTGGTTATGATGATAGGTATGCTAGAGATGCTATCCGTGAGATTGCTAAATGGTTAGATGAAAATGATATTACTGGATGTTCTAATAGATTAGAACAAGAAGCTGATAATTATGAATAATCTAGTATGTCCCGTTTATAAAGGTGTGGAAATTCTTGCGATGATAAGTAACTAAAATGAATAATTTCAAACAACATGCCCTATATGCTTCAGGCTTTCTACTTGTTTCATTTCTTATAGTCCCGGTAATGACTACAAGTTTTGTGGTTTCATTGAATGCTTATAATTTACTCTCACCACGTCATTGTATCATAAGAAAATGAACTACAATAAAATTGGAATCTATAAAAGACCAATGAACTTTTTTGAAAAACTTGCCACTGGTTGGCGTCAAATTTTAGACAATAGATGGGAGTGGTGGTATCATCTGACCGAAACGCCCAACGAGATGTATTGGGAATTTTGGCATTATTTGAATTTTGATCCCATATCATATGAAGAGGAAATTTACTATAATGGAAAATGATAAAACGTGCTATGCCACCTTTACCGGTAAAAATGGTTATCCACATGAGAATGAACGAGCAAATCAAACCCTAATTATCGGGAAAAAATATAAAGTTGTTGGCGGCACAATGGGTAGATGTCATACGTCACTTAAACTAGAAGATGTTATTGGTCAATGGAACTCAGTTATGTTTGATGTTGTAGGAGATCTGCCATTTTCATTTGAAGATAGCTATGTGGTTAGATAAAAAGTGGTAACAGATACTCTAATAGATTTTATAAAAAGCCAGAAAGATATGGATATTGAATACAAGAAAGTCCTTTATGAAAACTTATGGAATCTTTATTAAATGACTACACTAAAGAAAATAAGTGGGAATCTCCAACAGCTAAAGATATTGTGAAAAATCTTGAAAGAGAAGTTGAAAGAATAATGAAATCAACTCGGAGTGGAGTGTGTTGGGAACCACCTTGGGTTATTGCTGACAAGACTAAATCCATAAAATTATTAAAGGAACATGCTAGCGTAACGTGCTCAATAACTCGCTGGTGTGTTGCATGTAATATTAATGCTACTCCAGAAATTTTAATTGTTCTTGCCCGAGATGAGAGTTGTAATGTTCGTAGAGCGGTTGAACGGAATCCAAACGCATCCCGAGAAGTCATTCAAACTGTAAGAGCCTATGAGTTTTATAAGGAGAATTTAGAGCTATGAACAACGTAGATATTGCACAAAACCGCAACACACCACCCGAAACTCTAACAATTCTTGCCCGAGATGAGAATTCTTATGTTCGCCGGAGAGTTGAACGGAATCCAAACGCAACAAAAGAAGTCATTCAAACGGTAAGAGCCTATGAGTTTTATGAAACACTTGATAAAGTGGCACAATAAATCTTGTTCAACTGAAAATGGTGTTATGTTAGGTTTATAAACAAAATGAAAATGACCGAACCCAAATACAGCAAAGATAAACTTGGTGATTTATTGAAAGCACAAGAGCAGATTGAAGCTGGCCGGAAAGCAGATCCATTTCTACCACTCATGGCCCGCATTGATGGTAATTGTTTTAGCTCTTTCACCAAGGGTCTCAAACGCCCGTTTGATGAAAGATTTGTCGATCTAATGATTGAAACAACAAAGTTTCTCGTTGACAAGAGTGAAGCCCAATTAGGTTATTGTCAGTCTGATGAAATCACTCTCTATTGGTATTTGGATAAGGAAAACTTTTCTAACCGAGAGTTTTGGTTTGGTGGAAAATTTCAAAAACTCACATCAATTTTAGCCGGATCTGCATCATCTTATTTTTGTGGAAGACTTCCAGATTTCTTGCCAGAAAAAGTAGGTTACTTTCCTAGCTTTGATGCTAGAGTTTGGAATGTTCCAGACCTTGAACAAGTTTATTTGAACTTCTCATGGAGACAACGGGATGCACAGAAAAACTCGGTTTCAATGTATGCTCGGCATTTTTTCTCGCATAAGACTCTACAGAATAAAACCTGCCAGGAAATGGAGAGAATGCTAACAGAAAAAGGAAATCCATGGGAGAATCTTCCTAAGTTTTTTACCAATGGAACTTTTGTAAGAAGACAACGACGGCTGGTAAATCCAGAAGATTTGGATATTCCTGAAAAGTTTCGCCCAACTGAACCAATTATTCGGACTGTTGTGGAAAAATGGGAGCCAGAATGTGAATTGTCTTTAAATGACTTTACCTATTGAACACTATTACTGAAATGGAAGACGAATTAAAAAACTACAGAATACTTAAAACGACTAATGGATTTGGGTCCACAGATTATTGGCCGCAGCGGAAGTTTATGAGATTTTTCTGGTGGTATATGGGTGGCGGCCCCTATACCACTTATGATTGGGCAAATTTGGATATTCTTAATGATTTATATAAACGGCGAAAAATAGAAAAAGAATATTTGGAACCAACTTTAGAAAAGCGAGAACCAAATCCACCGCCAACCAATCCATAAACTGGCACACAATCTAGACGGCAACATTCCATAGCCTGCTATGTTATCCACATCCTCAAACACAGAGAATCACCATGGCCACCCAAACCATTGAAGCACCAACAGTCATCGAGAGTCAAACTACTCCAAAACATTCGCCAAAGCAACGAGTTCTTCTTCATAATGATGAAGGAGTAGCAGCAGAACTTGTTATTATGAGCCTGATGGAAGTATGTCAACTTTCACAAACTAAGGCAATTGAAATAATGTTGACTGCTCACACAACAGGAATTGGTCTTATTAAAGTATGTGACATTGAAATGGCCGAGTTTTATTGTGATGCCCTGAAATCCAAGGGCGTTCCATGTTCCATTGAACCTGAAGAATGAGTAGCAAAAAGACTAATCTTGAGATGATTGCCCGTCATTTAAATGAGAATGATGATGTCCACTCAGCAGTAGACGTTTGGTTTTCGTCCTATCAAAAAATTTCAGCAAAGGAGTTTTTAGAATGTAACGAAAGCTATTTCGGTAGCGAGATCTTAGAAATCATTGAAGATGAAATTATGATGCTCACCTCGGCCAGAGACGAAATTAAACGACACCTAAACATTTTGGAGGGAAAATGACTTCATTTCAATTGTTTTTAATTATCGGTCATATCTGGGTAGCAAGAGGATGCCCAAGTCGGATTCTTGCAAGTCTTATCGGGCTGTCCTATCTTATTTTCGCGGTAATGCTCAAACTTTCGGGCAATTAAATAGTCTTGGTATTTACTTATGAAGAATGTATTTTACACATTTAAGGTGGTGATGATAAAGTATATAAAGTTCTTATTCACTCGAGAGCTTGAAATTGCACCGGGAGTCTTCTGGTTGGGTGGACATGTTTATGAAAACCGAAATAAACCTAGGGGCAAACCACCGCTAAAATTGAAAAAATCCGATAATGATTAAATACTCAGAAAAAGAACAGCGATTGTTCCATGCCCTACACTTTGGGGATTTTCTCACACAGGAGCCCAGTTTAGCATATAAAACATTAGGCTATCATTGTTTTACCCGCAATTTAACTGGCCCGCTTGTTGAGAGCGTTCGTAGATGTTGTAATGCTATGTCAAACTGCAATCCGTACCGCCTTACTGAGGAATTTGATGCTCTAATTGAAATTCCAACTGATATTACCCAACCATGAAAAACTTCTTTGGCTTTGACCCATCCAATCCTTACATCACTCCAAAAAGAGTAGTTCACGCCATTGTAGCCAATGGCCTTGTAGTGCTATGGGCCGCAGTAGTCGTTTATTTGGCTTTCACCGATCCGTTTAATGCTTGGGTATGCTTTATCTCATTTATGTTTAGTTACCTGATAAACAAGTAATCCTAGTCTTTTCCAACAAACTCAACTGATTATGAAACGCCTACTTGCCTTCCTATTCACCAGCCGTTGTCGTGGAGGCGCCGCTTTGGCAGAAGTACAAAAACTGCGCGATCTTTGTGCTGTGCTTTATGTAGTTTGCGACTGTCTTGATGCTCGGGCAGACGTGCTTAGCGTGCCGTCTAAAGCCGCTGTTGGTGACTACACCGGAGATCCATCGTCCCTGTTACCATATCCACCGTCTGAAGCATGGTTATTCAAGAACAAAGAAGCTCTCGCTTCGGTTAAGCGTGGTCTAGAGCAAGCTCAACGGGGAGAGTTTGCTGATCCACCAGACCTTGACGATGACAAAAGGCTTGCTGCAATGATTCCTGATGATTTAGAAGAAGATGAAGTCAACCGAGCTATGGCAGTTCTTGGGATCAATGAAAACAATCTACCCACCGAAGATGGTTTTGTCACTACCGTAAACGATCTTGCCAAACGTACGCACCGAAGCAAAGCAGAAGTCCTCAGAGATGCAGTGAATTTGTATCACAAAGCCGTTATTGAATGGGAAGAAAACAATTCAAATGATACGAAAAACACATTATGAAACGGTCTACTAAGAAAAGAATTAAAGAGAAAATACAGATCTGGTATTCTCTTGTATATTCCAAAGTCTTTAAAAATTACCTGGAAAAAGGTGAATTTAATCTTGATGAAATTTGTAGAGGCATCATTGAGGTTTCTAGCGTAATTCGCTGTTTATGTAGAGAGGAAAAAAAGAAGTTACGGATTTCTTATGTGGGTTATGAAATTCCCAATCCATATGAATCTTACGGTTATAAAAGTTTGGAAAAGATTGAATCCGATTTGAGATACATGTCTGATAGATTACATGATCCCAAAAAATTACTATGGTTGCTCAATGTGCCATCTGAAGTTGCGCGTCTTAAACGAGAAGCCGCAGTCTGAACTGTCACACGAGAATACCACAGCCACATAGAATGACCTATAATAAAAACCATACACCCAAACCCTATGATTGATCTTTCACAGTTTATTGATAAGAAAGTCCGAGTGACCTTCGGCAATAATGATGTCAGAGACGTTGAGGTTAAGTTCACTCCTGGTGGTCGGCATACTTTTCCATATAAGCTTTCTTGGGTTGGAGTCAAAGAAAGATATTTTACGAGAAAAGGCTGCCCCAGTGAATGGCCACGATTCCCTGAACTAGACATAATCCACATTGAAGAAATTAAACCCATGAAAAAATACGAACAACTAGAAACACAAGGTGTAGAATTACAAAAGGAGATTGATCGCCTTAAGAGAGAAGAGAAGAACTATCCCAAACTAAAAACGGTAAAAATCACTCGCACTGTTATTTTCACTCCAGAAGATTATTTTGAGCATTGTGAAGAATGGGACGAAGAGCCAACGGAAAGTGGTTATGTAGAGTATTATTCTGACACTGATAGTCTTCGTGATAATTTTGAGTGCGAAGAATGTTATACTCAAGAAATTACAGTGATGGAGAACTGAAATGTCAGACGAAATCTCAGAAGAACTTGCAAATGTTCTTAGACATATACGACGTTCTATAGATGAACATCCAGGAAATGTGGTTTATTTTGGTCCTGCAACAAAGAAGCGCATTGAGGATATTCTTGATCGTTATGATAATGCGGGCCAACCCGTAGAGAAATCTAAAATGGCCAAAATTACGCTACCACATCCAATTGAAGACGACTTTATTATGATTAATAATGTGGAGTATCAAAGAGTTGGAAAAATCTTAGAGAACCCTAAACCAAAATTTGATCTTAAAGACTTTTTAAATCAAAGAATAATGGTCAGATTTCGCGATGGTGGCACAAAAACAGGTGTAATTTACTATAATCCTAAGGTGGGTTCGTTTAGTTTTCAATACTCTTCAGTAGAATCTAAATCTGACGATTCTTATGGTGGGCATCACGATGAAACTATCTTGTTTTCTAATGATTATACTTCAGACGGAACATATCTTCCAAGGTCTGTCGGGAGCTATAATATCTGTCTCGACATTGTAGATATTCAATTTACGAATTATCCAAAATTAGAAAAATGGTTGGAGGCAAAATGACAGTTAAAGAATTAAAAGAACTC